GCCTTCGGGTGCATTTCCTGCACGACGCTCACCTGCGCACGGCGCAGATCCTGGAGGTAGCGGACGTTCGCCTGGCCGGCAGCGTCGAGCTTGAGATAGGCGTCCTGCTGCACCGGGACATCCGGCGCGAGCACGGAGTACAGTTCGCCCGCCGCGGCCGCTTTATTCGCATCGGCGTACATGCGCTCGGCGAGCTCGCGGTACGCGGCCACGTCCGCCGGGTTCTCCGGCGTGACGCTCGGCACCGGCACACCCGGCCGCGCCTCGGTGCGCTTGCCCTTGAATTCCCAGGCGAGCGGCGCGTAGCTTGACAGGTGCGCGCCCCAGCGCCAGCCGAGGACGTCGTCACCCTCGGGCTTGTCGATGTTCCAGTAGGCCGAGTAGTCGTTCTTCGGGTAGTCGTAGACGCTGATCAGTGCAACCTTTCGCGCTCGCTTCATTCAGTCTGCTCCTTTGCGTGTCTCTGGTTCGATTCGCATCTTCACGGTCTTGCCACCTAGGGTCGCGGTGACAACTTTGGCGACCGGCTTCTTCGCCGTGTTCTGCTGGAGCGCCTTCGCCACGTCGGCCATCGCCGCTTGCTGTTGCTTCGCGCTTTCCAGGAGTGCGCTGACCGCCTTCATGATCGGGCTATCGGCCACCGTCTTGCCGCTGGAATCGACGATGATCTGCGTCGGTTCCTTGTCGCCGGCGCCGCCCTCGGTCTTCGCCTTGAATTGAGCGGTAATGTCCTTGAGTTTGTCTTCGATCCCGCGGACCAAGCCATCGACCTTCTTCATGATTGCGTCGTCGGAGGCCTTCGCTTCCGTGGCCGCCCGCTCGCTCGAAGATTGCGCCGCTGCCGAGACCTTCTCGCCCTCCACTTTCGCCCCGGCGTTGATATTCGCCACCGCGATATCCGTTTCTTTCTTCTTGTCGATCTCGTAGGCGCGATTGGCGAGTTTCGCCATCAGCTCGTGGATCTTCGCGGTCGCAGTCTCTATGGCCTCGGCACTGGCGCGCTCGATCTCGGCCAGTTGCCGCTCGTGCTCGGCGGTCGCGGCCGAATCGGCGCCGGTGAGTAGGTTCTGCGCTTCTGCGCTGATCTTCTCGGCTTCGGCAGTAATCTTCACCGCATCGGCACCGAGCTTCTTGACCTCGGCGCCCTTCTCGGCGACCTCGAGCTGCATCATCATCGACGCGATTTGGGCTTGCTCGGTCGCTTGTTGACGACGCTGCTCCAGGGCCTGCCGCTCCTCCGGAGAGAGTTTTTCCTCGTCGCCCGGCTCCGTGATGCCGAGCATCCGCTTGACCTCGTCGGCCATCTCGTCCTTGTTCGGTAGGTCCGAGAACTCCAGCGCCATGCGCAGGAGGCGCAGCGCGTACTCCGGGTTGATCGCCGCCACTTTGCCGATCAGGTCGAGCATCGACTCGAACATGGCCTGGCGCGTGCTCTGCGCAAAGTCCTGCTCGTCGACGTAGAAGTCTGCTTGCGATGACGTGATGTCGTTCAGGTACCGAATCGTGCCGTCGGGGTCCTGAACCGGCTGGTTGATCTTGACGAGTTCGGGCGGCCGCCGCGATCCGCTGCCACCCGTGATGCGCAGGGTGCGCGCCTCGGTCATGTATTGCTCGGCCAGGGACAATCTGATCGATCCCTGGGTCTGGATCGCAAACCGCTCGTTGGAGAAAATCTCGGCCGTTACCACCGTGCCGCCGAGCTGTCGCGCCCGGATGGCCTCACCCGACTCCGCGTTGGTCTCGCGCCCCAGGTTCTCGTTCGTGACGCCACCGGCGTTGCGGATCATCTGCACGTCGCGGTCCATGAGCTGCATGTGCCCAACGGCAACCTCGGCGTGGCTGTCGATCGTGAACTCTGAACCCTTCTTCTTGATGATGTAGGCGTCGGGGTGCGAGACTTCCTCGCGCGCTTCGTCGTGGTCCTCGACTGCGTCCCGGTCGGCGATCACCCGATTGGTCGAAAGCAGGAACAGCGTCTTGGAACCACGCTTATTCAGATCGTCCTGCGGATCCCGGATCCGGCGCATGACGCCGTAAGGAAGCCGGTCCCGCCCGCGGCGATAGCACCATAGCGGCGTGAAGCCGAAGCTGTTGTGCCGGAACGGGCTCACCTGGTGGGCGAGCAGCCCCTTGTCGGTGCGTAGCGCCATCCAGACCCGCAATTCCATCTGCTCGCGGGTTTCGACCTGCTGACGGCGATAAGCGTCCACCATCTGCCGGTTGCGGTGGTCGAAGCGTTGCCCGTCCCACGGCCCACCGACGACGTAGAAGCAATGCGTCGGCATCCGGTAGCGCGTCTCGATGATCTTTACCCGCTCTCGCCGGTTGTCCACCATGCCGGTCTCGGTCAGGAAGCCGCGCCAGGTGAGGTCCCCGTAGTCCGTGGAACTGAACCGCTTGCCGAGGTACCAGAAGTCCTCGGATTCCTCCTCATCGAGTGCGAGCACGCCGCTCGCTGAAACACCCTCCTCGATCAGCCAAGCCCGGTCCTTGAACATGATGCGAGCGATATCGGCGTCGACATACCTGATCCGATGGACGTAGCGCCAGTCCTGGTCATCCAGGGTGTGTCCCATCGAGTCGTGCCACATATGCCGCCAGTTCTGGTGGCGGTTGTAGATCACTTCCTCGTTCGGTTCCGTGCGGGCTCCATCCTCGAGCCAGCCCAGGCCGACCTTGACGCAATCCCCGAAAGCGGCCGAGCGGTTGAACGTCACCCGGTTGACATCGTTTAGGTACTTGAGCGTCTTGGTCTTGATGTCGGCCGCCTGCACGTCATCATCGGTGCGCGGGAACACCTTGAAATCGACGCGGGTGCGGCGCTCGGTCCCGAGAATCCAGTCGATTGTCGAGGCGGCTTCGTTGAACACGAGCGGCGCCTGGCCCCGAGCGGTCAGGTCCTCGGCCTCGTCCTGCTTCCACTGGTGGTTGTCGTAGTAGTCCGAGTCGATCGCCATCTGGTAGCGGTTCTCCGCCTGGCGCTCGCGCTCCTGCTCGAACCATTGCTTTAGACGGTTGAAGCGTTTCTGATTCTTCTCGCTGTCCAGGTCGTGCTTGGCCCGCCTGGGTGCCTCTGCGTCGTCTTTGCTGCGGTCATCGTTCTCGATCATCTGATCGAGTTCCTTGACCCTCTTTTCCCCTTTGACGAGACGCAGGGCGGCCGGCATCAGATTTCACAAGCGGGATGAAGGCGCCGCTTTTCCTGAAGATAGGCCGCATGCGCAGAGCGCGCGTCTGAGAACGTCCCGAGATATCGAGATTCACCGTTGAGCTTGATGCGCGCGACAAACCCGCGATCTACGTACCGACTCACACCCAAGAAACCAGTGCGGTTATCTGCCCGAGAACACCGCTGGTTCTGAAGATTTAATGATCTGGTCGACGATCTTAGATTGCGCCACTTGTTGTCGGCCTTTACGCCATTTCGATGGTCAATCTCGGATGACGGCAATCCGCCGGTCATCCAAAGCCAGGCCAAGTGATGGGCGGGATATTTCTTCCCGTCTGCGCGGATAACTACGTACCCTTTTCTGGAAGACCCAGCCGCGACCCCGCCCCTGGTGAAAATCCCGATCTCGTGGTCGTAGTGCAGCAATTCCTTGAGTCGTTCTTGCGTGAGCACCATCTCATTCGCTTTCAATGGAGGAGTTCCTGCACGCCCTGAATCCCATCGGCTTCAGGGCCTTCGGTGACCTCACCCTCGACGATCTTCGACCCGCCCTGAAAGAGCGTGGCGACACCAAGCGGCCGCGAGGCGTCCTTCTTCTCCCGCTCCGGCGGCATCTTCACCAGGTCCTCCAGGCCGTCGAGGATGATCTCGACGATGTGCTTCGCTGTCTCCCGGGTGCTGTCCATGCCCATCACCTGCGCGGCGATCACCGCCTGCTGGATGCAGTAGGGCGTCGGGTAGCCGGTGTTCAGCGCGTACTTGTAGGCGTGCGACATGCCGATGCAGTACGGCACGCAGCCCAGGGGCCTGCGCTCCGGCCACATCACCATCGCCGGCTCGCCGTTCACCCAATGGTAGGCAACCATGATGTCGCCCTGGCGCCGGATCTTCCAGGCATCGGGACCCCCGACGATCAAGCCCATGCGTGCGCCCGGCGCTTGCTCGGGTGAACGCGCTCGCCGGCCCACCGATACGCGCGAGATCCCTGACGCTCCCACGCGACGAGCCGCGCGATGATCGCCCCGGCGCTCGGGCTCGTCCGGTACTGCGGTAGCTCGAAGGCGCCTCCGAACGAAC